AACGTAGTTGCAAACTTTATTGACATTGTTGCCCGTGACTTGTCAGAGGTTATGGCACCACTACCAGCAGTTAACTGTTCAGCCGCTAACCAAGTAAGTGACCGTGCTCGTTCCTTTGCAGACAAGCGTACCCGCATTGCTGCTAACTATTTTGCTCATTCAGATTTACAAGTGCAGATGTACACAGGTGCAGACCATTACATCACATTCGGTTTCGTCCCATTCATAATTGAATTAGACGAAGAAGCAGGGCTACCGCGTATCAGAGTAGAAAGTCCAATTGGGGCTTACCCAGAGTTTGACCGCTACGGACGCTGTATTGCCTTCGCAAAAAGATATGAACTATCAATCGCTGAGTTGGTATCTCAATTCCCAGAGTATGAAATGCAACTATTGGGTAAAGAAGGATACGAACAAAACCTAAGTGCAAGAGTTGAATTTATCCGTTATTACGATAAAGACCAATCTATCATTTATGTTCCTAGCCGTAGTAACCTAATCCTTTCACAAGCAAACAATCCGCTTGGAAAGATGATGGTTGTTGTTGCTAAAAGACCAAGCGTTGACGGTGAGATGCGTGGACAGTTTGATGATGTTCTAGGTATCCAACTGCTTCGTAATAGGTTCGCATTACTTGCGATGGAAGCAGCAGAGAAATCTGTTCAATCACCAATTGTTGTTCCGCAAGATGTTCAAGAAATTGAATTTGGTGGCGATGCAATTATTCGCACCAATAATCCAGCAGGTGTAAGACGTGTTGAACTACCTATACCTGGTGGTGCATTTACTGAACAAACATTACTACAACAAGAGTTAAGAACTGGAACTCGATATCCAGAGTCACGTACTGGTAATCTTGATGCAAGTATCATTACTGGTCAAGGTGTTCAAGCCCTTATGGGTGGCTTTGATACACAGGTTAAATCTGCTCAGGCTATCTTTGCTTCAGCCCTTAAGGATGTTATCTCTGTCTGCTTTGAAGTAGATGAGAAGTTCTTTGACTTTGATAAGACAGTTCGTGGTGTAGATGCTGGTTCTCCATACAGCATTGATTACAAGCCATCAAAGGATATCAAGAAAGATTATTCAGCCGATGTTAGATACGGCATGCTTGCTGGTCTTAATCCAGCACAGGGACTTATCTTCATGCTGCAAGCATTAGGCGCTAAGATTATTTCTAAAGACATGGTTATGCGTGAACTACCATTTGGTATTAACGTAACTCAAGAACAAGAAAAAATTGAGATTGAAGAAATGCGTAACTCATTACTGGGTGCGTTGGGGGCATATACTCAAGCAATACCTCAAATGGCTACACAAGGCATGGACCCATCTGACATAATCGTAAAGATTTCAGATGTAATTAAAGCCCGTCAAAAGGGAGTAGCGATTGAGGATGCAATTGAAGAAATCTTCAAGCCTGAAGAATTACCTCCTACTGGCGCCCCTCAGGTTGAGCAAACGTCCCCTGCTCCCGCTGCTCCAGTAGGAGGCATCCCTTCCGAACCACAACAAGGTGGTGGATTACAAAGTCTTTTATCTAGTTTGACTGCAGGTGGACAGGCTAGTGCAAGTGCAAGGACTGTAGTAAGAAGATAGTTTAGAAGGGGACCATGACTGCAATAGTTGGAATACAAGGTAAAGGCTGGGCTGTATTAGGCGCAGATACTGTAACCTCATACCAAGATAGACCGTATGTGGCTAAAGGCTGCGACAAGATAGTTAAGATTGGTGAGTATTTAGTTGCAGTTGCAGGTGATGCAATTGTAGGAGATATCCTTAATAACTTATGGCAACCACCTAAAGTAATTAAGACGCAAGACCCAGATAGATTTATGATGATTAGAGTATTACCATCTATGAAACAAACTATATTAGATGGCGGATACGACCCAACACCTAAAACAAAAAATGATGATGATTCTGGTTGGGATGCATTAGTTTGTTTTAATGGAAAGATATATCAAGTTAGTGATGACTATGGATATATGCGAGATGATAAAGGCTTATACGCAATAGGTTCTGGTGGAACCTTAGCCCTTGGTGCATTAGCAGCAATGGAGTTAGAAACTAAAACCCATGCTAAAGCAAGTGGTGCAGCAAAGAAAGCAATCAATATAGCAATTCAATACAATGTGTGGTGCGGTGGTACTGCAAATGTTAAAACACAATTTACTAAGTAGGAGGAAGTGTGGCACAGCAAGGTGGATATAGAAAACCGAATAACCCAGCCCCAGTATCAGGCCCTGGCTCTCTTAGTCAGCGGACTGATGGGAGTCCAACACAACCTGCAACCTACATTTCAGGATTACCATATGGACAAGGACAACAAACTTACAATAATCAAGTAGCAGCACCTATGGCTGGTAATCCAATACCACAAACAAATTTAAATATGGGTAGCATGGAAGATATAGTTCCATTTACTGCACCATCGCGCCGTGCTGCTGAACCAATTACAAGTGGTATTGATTTAGGTGCAGGTCCAGGTTTTGCTTCATTAAATCTTCCTAAGTCGGAGCCAACACTACTTTCAATTCTTGGAAATATTGCACAGTATGACCCTAGCGGAGACTCTGAATTAATTTACAGAATGCTAGAAGATAGAGGCTACTAGTGGCTTATAAACCATTAAATCCTGTAGTAGCAGAGGTTAGCCCAAATCTTTATCAGGCTGCAGTAACTGCTAACTTACCTCCTGAACAACGAAAGATAATTGAACAAATGTCTTTCACACATAAGAAGGCTAAAGACCTGCTTAAATTAAGTGAAGAACAGGCTAGAAAACAATTTCTAGAATTAGACCCAATTGTTCAATCTAATATTAAATATCTTTTTCCTGATAAAAAAATATTTGAACCAGAACAGGGATTACTTGGTAAGGCTACTCAAGCCTTTGCTACTGGTGTAACTAATGTATTTAAAGGTATAGCAAGTCCTTTATTGTTAGGTTTTAGTGCTGCAGATGTATATGGTAAAACTATTAATACTGTGCCTAATGTTTATCGTCAAGTAAAACAAAAAATACCATTTTCTAAAGAAGTTATTAAAGATGGTTATAATGGAAAAAATTCTTTTAAATGGGACAGAGTAGATGAGTTTGAACAAAAGTATGGTAAGGGTGTAATATCTTTAGTTACCTCTACTATAGATGGTAAGACGCCAGGCGAAGCCATTGATGATTTTGAAAAACAAGATAAAACTGAAATTCTTGAAGCAATTAAATTTTATAATGATGAGCCACAAAAGTTTAGTAAGATTTTAGAAGAAGTAAAAATCAATGCCCAAATATCTCCAGGTAGAGATGTTGCTGGCAGAGCCATAAAAGACCGTGTTAATAATAAAATTGATACAGTTCCAGAGAGATTGTTAAAAACTTTAGGAATTGATATGTCAACAGAGCAGGGTATAGTCGAGGCTCAAAAAATAGTTTCTGGTCCTATTGATGGTTTTTATCAGATAGGTATTGACCCATTATCTTGGGCTGGTGTGGGCACTGCTCTTAAAGCCGTAACTAAAGGAATAGAAGGAGTCAGGGCTAAACCTTCAGAAGCATTAAGATTTATTGGTATTAAAAGTCGTGGCGAAAAAGTAAAAGACAAATATCAGTTCTTAGCAGGGCGTGGTAATGTTTCAGCAGGTATGGACTTTGTCTTTAGACAACCAGATGTAATTAAGTTATGGGATGATGAATTAGGTCCAGCGGTTAGAAACTTTGCTAATGCTAAGACATCTCAAGAAAAAGCAGATGTTTACCGTACAGTTAAAAGCCAGTACCCAGAATGGGCTAATACTGAAGTAATGTTTGCTTTATCTAAAGCACAAACATTTGATGCTAACTCTGCTAGAAAATTCTTTGTTGATGTAGATGATAAAAATCTATTAATGCAGGGTAATGTAGACGGAGTATCTTTTTATAGAAATGCTATTCCCGTATCTAAATCTTATAGAACACTGACATCCTCAGTTCATCAAACAGCAGATGCAATATTTAATCCTAGTGTTAAAAATACATCAATTGCTAAAAGTGTAGATGATGTAAGACTTGGTACTGCTATGCAAATACTTACTAAGGTATCTGATGAAAGAGATGTTCTAATTAATCCAGCAATGGCTGATTTAATTAAATTAGAAAAAGATGTTAATGCTCTTCATAAGGCTGGTACTTTTCTTCAAAGAAGTCCAGGTCGTATTCTTTACGGTGAAGATGCAGTTAAAACTATAGAAGAAGTTCGTAACTTGGCTGCTCAAGTAGTAAGAAGAGACTTGGCAGATACAATTGCTTTTGAGTTTTTAAATCAAAGCGAAGAATATCAAAGAACAATAGTCCGTAATCTTTCCTACGGATACATGCTAAAGCAAGGATTGCACGGTATTCCTGACGGTAAAAATCAAATGTCAGAAATTTTAAATGCTACCTTTAATGAAAAAGCAGGTATGTATTCTACGGTTCGTTCTGAAGTACCACAACACTTTGTTGGTCGAGTAAGCCGAGAAGCCTATAATTTAGAGAATGATGTACCAGTACAGTCAAGTAAAGGTATAGTCCAACTATCTCAAACCGCAGAGGGTACAGCACCACTACCATATGAGGATATAGCAGAAACTGCTGCTATGGCTAAAGTCGGACGTGCTTTAAATCGTAAAGAAAAATTTACGTTTATGACTGCTTTTGGTGGTGTAACTAAAAATAAATTTACTCGTGCTTGGACAAATTTCTGGGCATCATTTACTTTATTTCCACGTTTAGGTACAAGAACTAGTATTGACGAAGGTTTCTTCTATTACATGACTGCACCTAAAGAAGACTTAATTAAGTTTGCTTTTGGTGGTCGTCAAGAAGTAAAAGCACTTAGCACACTTAGTGGTTCTAAGTCTGCTATTGGTTATAAACGTGCGCTATATAAAATGTTTCCTAATTTAGATATTACTAAAAAAATTCCATTTGAAAAACGTGTAGAAATTGTAGAAGAACTTGCCGCAAAATACAATGTTACACCAGAGCAGGTTATGCAAGAACAAATTCGTGTAGAATTAGTTAATAGATTTAACGATATTGTTGGAAAACAATTACCAGAAGGTACAATAGATAATATTCGTTTACTAATAAAGAATAATCCTTCTGCTGTTGATTCAATTGCTAATTCTTTGGGTGCAAAAACTAGCATTTCTGCAAGGGTAGATAAAGAATTTATTAATGCTCAGTTTACTCCTTCTAATTTGACTAAGATGTATGAGGCTAATGGCCTAAAAGCATCTAAAAAATACAGAGCAGTTGACATTAAAGAGTTAAATGAATTAGAAATAGCAGTTGCTCACTTTGATAACTTTAGTATTCGCTTTTCTTACAATGGAAAAACCGTAGGAGAAGGACAATATGTAAGTCCAGTTGCTCCATTCTTTAGGCATAATGCTTTAAAAACTGGTTCAGATTTTGAATTAGCCAGAAGAGACCTATTAGACCAAGTAGGAGTACGGGCTGATTTAGATTTAAATACATTTGATGCCTTTAATCCTAGAAAAGTAAAAGACTTTAATAAACAATTTAGCACAACCGTTTATTATCGTCAGCAAGGTTCAACAGAAGCAGACATTGCTCGTATACATATAGACAATATGTTAATTGATTTGTATAACACATTCCATGGTGGACCAAATTCATACAATCAAAAACTATATGATGCAATTGTAGAGCGTCATGATATTTTAGTTAGTGATAAAAAGAAACAAGTCAAGTCTGCTTGGGCTAAAGCATCAGCATCTTTAGAGCCAGATGATTTCTTTAAACTTACTAAAGGATTCCGTCCTACAAGTGGACAGATTAACACACGTTTAGTTTATACTGGTGATTCAGATATAGACCTTGATGGCTTAAAAGATGTTAATGGAACATTTGAAATAATGGGTAAGTTCCAAAACTGGGCTATGGAAGTAATGGATGCACAGGTAAATGGTTTATTCCGTCAACCTGCTTTATGGATTACTTATGATAGGTATATGGATAATCTTTTACCATATGAAAAGAAATTAGTAGACCAATATAAAAAACTTATTAAAGAAGATAACAAGTTAATCTCAGATGCTAAGGCAACTAAATTTGCTAAGGCTCAGGCAGAAAAGCAAAGAGTTGAATTAGCCTGGAACGGTGCGGTTAATGAGTTAATAACCTATGCAGATAACCCTAATGTTAAGAGTAATCTTGCAGTATCTGTTCGTACTATAGGTCGTTTTTATAGAGCAACTGAAGACTTTTATCGTAGAATGTTTAGGTTATATACTAAGAAACCATTACAAACTTTATATCGTTTAAGGTTATTACATACAGGTTTACAAGCAAGTGGCGATGTATTTGAGGATGATAAGGGAGAAATCTACGTATCTATTCCTACAGATATTATCGTTAACTCTGCTATCAATCCAATAATAAGAAAATTGGGTGGACCTGATGATTTTAAAGTTCCAAGTTTTAATGACTTTGCTTTAAAGTTAAGATTAATTAACCCATCCTTTGCTCCAGATGCAGGTCAACCAGCATTTAGTGGTCCAGCATCAGCGGTTCTTTTATTAACTTTGAAGGCTTTCTTGCGTGAACTACCTTTAGTGCCTAGTGGTATTAAAGATAAGATATCTCCAGAGGCTAGTAAAGCAGCAGACTTGGTTAATAACATTGCCCTTGGTAACATTGGTAAAAATCTAGATTTGCGTGAAGCATTAATGCCTTTATTAGGTTCTACAATTTATACTACTCTTTCTCCTACAGAGTCAGATAGGCAAAAATCTACAGCCGTATTACAGGCTATATCATACTTCCAAGCATATGGATATGGGTTATCTGAGAATGCTACGGTAGAAGAAGAAGATAAATATTTAGATAATATAAAGATTGCAGCGAATGGTATTGTTGCAGCACGTAATATGATAGGTCAAATATCTCCAGGATATCCAGCATTACGCGATACAAAAGGTTTGCCAGACTATATGAAGAATGTAGGTATTACTTCATTCAAAGCAGAGTTCTGGGATATATATACTAGTATTCTTCGTAATGATTCAGAGAATGCATTAGATGCTTTTGACCTAGCACTGGCTACTTTCATAGGAAAGAATCCAGGTAAGTTAGCCTACATTGTTCCTAGAAATAGTCCTGGCATGAAAGTGTTTATTAACAAAACTGAAGAGGTAAAGAACTGGGTTGTTAATAATTCCAACTTTGTAGATACATATGGCGAAACAGCATTTATATTTGCCCCAAGAATGGGAGAGTATAACTCAGATGTTTACAACTGGATGGAATCAGAAGGTATTCTTCAGTTTCCAAAAGGAAAAACAGAGTATAATAAGTTTCTAAAAGACTACTTAAAAGATATTCAATTAGCAGAAGACCGTGATATTTACTTTGCAATTGAAGATAATGAGAAGGCTGAGTTAGCAAAGACTGCTGATATTGACCTACGTAGAGAGATTATTTATCAGGCAAAGCAAGGCCGTAAAGGCATGCTGAACTCTAACCCATATCTAAAGGCAGAAATTATGGGTGGTATAGATAATCAAGGAGCATTGGAAAGTCAGTTTATACGGTTATCAGAAATAGTTTCTAGTAAGAATACTCCTATAGATAAACGCTCAAGGGCTGCTATGCAATTAGTTGTATCTGAAATTAAACAGTTTTTATCCCTTGCTCAGGATTCAGAACTATCTAAACGTTTTGATTTTACAGATACAAAGGCTGCAAAGAAAGAAAGTATTAATAAGATAATTGAAGAGTACAGTAAAACATACCCAGAGATTAGAGAGGCGAATCGTTTGATTTTCCGCTCATTATTAAATTCATACTCTAGGGATGTTGTAACAGCAAGAGCACAGGAGGAGTAGTATGGGTGACCGTCAATTTGAAATAGAAGCACAACAGAAATCACAAGACTACGCTGACTTAAATAAATTCTTTGGTGCTGATGGTGATTATCAAATTACTTTTGACCAAGGTGGAAGATATCGCCAAATTGTTAAAAGAGGTGGCGACCAAACTGTTCAATACTTTTTGTATGTATATCCAGATGGTAAATCATTTGATGTTCAAACTGCAAGTCAGTATATTGCTCAAATTAAAAAGGATAATCCTGGCTCTAAATTAGAAGCAGTTAGAAAGAAACTATTTGATTCTGGTTTCTTAGATAAAACAGGTTACGCAACTAAAGATAGTAATGCCTTTACTACTGCTCTTTTAAGGGCTGGTTCTACTCAATCTGTAGAACAAGTAGATTCTTTCTTAATAGATAAGAATACTAAATTAACTCCATTCTATGACTGGACAATGGCTCGGCTATCTGCTGGTGTTGGTGGTCCTACTAAGACCAGAGTAGCAAGCACAGAAGCAGATGCTGGCGAAAGAATTAATATCTTTATGCAACAATTACTAGACCGTCCAGCCACGGCCGAAGAGAAGAAAGCATTCTTCAACAAAGTTAAAGCCGCTGAGAAGTTAGCAATTGTTACCCGTAAGGAAGTAGGTGGAGTAGACATAACTAGTGGTTCTGCTCTAACAGAGGATGATTACAGGCAGATTGCTTTTGATACAGTTAAATCATCTGTATTAAGTTTAACTGATGAGCAGATAGGTTCAGGGACTGGTGCATTAAGTCAATCAGTATCTAGCCTTAAAGAGTATGCAACTCAATATGGAATACAACTATCTAATCGTGAAGCGTTTAATCAAGTTATTAGTGGTATGGTTCAAGGTGGTACACTTAGTACTGGTAAATTAGATTCGCAACAACAGGCTATTAGGAATATGGCTAAAAGTTTTTATCCTAATATGGCTCAAATAATTGATAATGGTGGAACTGTATCTGCAGTATCAGACCAGTTTGCTGCTAGATTGGGTAAACTATTAGAGTTGCCATCTCAATCAATTAGTGTATTTGATAAGACTATACAAAAAGCCCTTAGCAATAATGGAAAGCCAGGTGTTATGAGTTTTGAAGATTTTGAAAACCTTGTCAGAAATGACCCAAGTACTAGTTCTAAATGGGCTAACACTACAGCCGCTAAAGAAGAAGCAGCGGGCTATGCTAATAGTATTCTTCAGAGTTTTGGATTGATGGCATAATGGCTGACGAGCGCGATAGAATTAGAGCAATGCGTGGCATGTCAGATTCTGCTGCCAGTAAAACTGTAAATGTAGGTACGCCATTTGGTCAGGCTGGTAGTACACCTAAAGGTGCAGTACCTGCTTTGAGTGTAGGTACTCAATCTCCAGCAAGTGGACTAACTATTACTGGCTCACAACGCAGTGCAGCAAAAGAGGCTGAGGCTCAATCTATTGGATATAGCAAAGAGTATATCGCTTCTCGCGGTGGTATCAATGCACAAGGATACTTTAATGATACACCTTTATCAGGTCAATTAACTGCAGAAGAACAAAAGCAAGTAAGACTTCCTGATGGCAAGACTGACACTATTGCTATGGCTCGTATTCTTCAAGATAAAAAAAGGGCTGAATTAAAAGGTCAAGGACTTTCAGATGCAGATATTGAAAGAAGATTATCTGCTGAGTATGGCGATTTATATAGTGGCACTACTGATGTTGGTACTGGTGGATATGATGCACAAGGTAATCAAATTCCTGGTGGTCAGTATGATTCTAAAGGAAACTTTGTAGGACCTAGTGGCGCATCCTCTGGACTTAGTGGAGTTTCAAAAGAAACTCAAGATGCTTTTGCTATTCTTAAATCAACTTTGTCTAACTATGGATTAGAGAGTTTATATACAGCAATTGAAGGATATATGAAATCTGGTCTTGGACCAGAACAGGCTAAGTTAAAAATTAAAGAAGAGCCAGTATATAAAGCCAGATTTGCTGGTAATGAAAAGCGTAGAACTGCTGGATTAAATGTTTTATCTGAGGCTGAGTATTTAGCCTTAGAAGATGCATATAGCCAAACATTGAAGGCTTATGGACAGCAAACCTACTTTGGTGCTACAAGACAAGCACGTCAAGAAACAATGGCAGAGTTAATTGGTGGAGATGTATCTGCTACTGAGTTTAAAGATAGAATTGATTTAGCAGTTACTAGAGTAAATAATGCTGACCCATTAATTAAAGAGCAATTAAAGTCATACTATAAAATTCAAGATGCTGACCTAGTTGGATATTTTTTAAATCCAAAAGAAAACCTTCCAAAACTAGAAGAGAAGGTAAAAGCAGCAGAAATTGGTAGTGCTGCAGCAATGCAGAATCTAACTACATCAATGGCAACTGCTGAAGACTTAGCAAAATTTGGTGTAGACCTAGCAACAGCACGTAGAGGATATGCAGCGATTGCTGATGTATTACCTACTGCTACTAAACTAGGAGAAATATATTCTGAAGAGGGTGTTAAATACGACCAAGCAACAGCAGAAGCAGAAACATTTAAAGGCTTAGCATCCGCTCAAAGAAAAAGATTACAATTAGCACAAAGAGAAATAGCCGCATTTAGCGGTCAATCTGGTATTAGCAGAGTTTCTTTAAGTAATAAAGCAGCAGGACAATTCTAGATTCCCTACACGGACCTACCAGCCCCGTGAGGTGTATAAGTCTGGGAGTAGAAGCCAGCCAGTTTCCCCTAACTGAACTGTGGTCTGCGAACTAACAACGAATAGAAAGGGTGGTTGCTATGAGCAACAATTACTGGGAAGACGAAGACGAAGACCAAGATAACGATACACCTCTGCAAGGTGATGACTTAGTTAAGAAACTAAGAAAAGCCAAACGTGCAGATGAAAAGCGTATCAAGGAACTTACTGAGCAACTTGAGTCACTATCCAAGGTGCAGCGTGAGAGAGTCGTCAAAGAAGTCCTAGAGAAAAAAGGTGTAAACCTTAAAGCAGCAAGACTAGTACTAAAAGACTTAGATGATGTTAACGAGGAGACAGTATCGCACTGGCTCGATGATAACGCAGATTTGTTTGGAATAAATGTTCCTGCTCAGTCTAATGCAGATAATCTATCCCTTGCGGCATTACGCCAGCAAGATGTGGTTACTCAAGGTGCAGTTACACCAGACCGTGAGCAAGACTTTAATACAAGGATTGACAATGCTCAGTCCGCTGATGAACTTCTTGCTTTGTTGCGGTCACAACAATAATAATTCCGTTCATAGTCACTTGGAGGTGACAAAACATGGCATACGTATCAACAGCCTCTGATAATCTCGGAGGTACCGCTGGTGCTGCTGGTCTAGTACAAAAGGCATATGACCGTTTACTAGAGTTCGCCCTCCGTTCAGAACCACTAATTCGTTCTGTAGCAGATAAGCGTCCAGCACGTCAGGCAATCCCAGGCTCAACAGTTGTATTACAACGCTACGTTGACCTATCCCCAGCAACTACTGCTCTGACAGAAACAACTGACCCAGATGCAGTAGCAATGTCAACACCAACCTCAGTAACCATTACTCTTGCCGAGTACGGTAACTCAGTGTTGGTAACACGTGCATTAGAGTTATTCTCTCTTGCAGATATTGACCCTGCAATTGCTAACATTATTGCTTACAACTTAGCAGATTCTATTGACTCAATCGCAATGACTGAATTGCGTGGCGGAAACAACGTAATCTACTCAGGTTCAACAGCAACCTCAACTGCAACAATTACTGCAGCAGCAACTCTAAGTTCTGCTAACGTTCTAAAGGCAGTTGCAAAACTACGTGCTAACAAAGCCGTACCTCGTAAGGGTTCAAACTTCTGGGCTGGAATCCACCCAGAGGTATCTCACGATTTCCGCCTTGCTACTGACACAGGTAACTGGTTAGTACCAAACCAATATGGTGCTTCACAGGACCGTATCTGGGCTGGAGAAATCGGAGTATACGGTGGAGCATACTTCATTGAGACTCCACGTATGTACAACGCTACAGACGGTGCATCATCTGCTCGTGTATACCGCACAATCGTTTGCGGACAGCAAGCACTTGCTGAGGCAGTGGCAGAAGAGCCACATACAGTTATCGGACCAGTAGTTGACCGCTTAATGCGTCATCGCCCAATGGGTTGGTATGGCGTACTAGGTTTCAAGCGCTACCGCGAAGAGGCTCTATACAGAATCG